ATCATCTTCATCGGTATCAGTGTGAGCAGTAAATCCTGACAACTTGTCAGCCAGTGATAGCTCGTATAGCTTAGCACTTCTTTTTAAGTCTGTACCAGACTCAAATTTTGTAGTGTAGTGCCCCGGTATTTCTGTCTCTTCTCCAGTTACAGGATGTTTACCGGTTCTGGCTTTGCGATAGTTTAACATAAGAGTACCAAAACCTCTTATAGATACAGATTCGCCTTTCTTTATACTATCCATGATTACGGCAAGTAAGGCATCAACAACATTTTCTATATCATCATTGGTAAAGATTACACCTTTATCTGTTTTCTTTACTACGAAATCTTTAGAATTCCCCTCATCATCAGATATATGGAGTACCTGTTTACGTGACGAGATAGGTTTCCTAATATTATTTTCCCGCATGACAGTAGCCGTGCGTCGAACCAATTCCTTTCTGTTCATATATTTCTCCTTTTACTCTATATATCTCCAAGTCCTTTTTGATCTGGAACTGCAATATCTCCATTTTTGAAATACATTCCGATTTGTTCTACTGCATCTATATCTGTATAGACTTTGCACATATCAGATGATTCCCAACCTACAATCTCTGTGATAACACTATCTGGAATACCAGACCTTACTAGAGATGTAGTAAAATAGTGTCTTAAACTATGTATATATGCAGGCTTCCCGGCAAGACGAGAGAATGTGTTAGACCAGCTATTAATAGTTGATATCTGAACATGCTCAGAAGTATTTGTCTTGTTAGGAAATAACCATTCACTTTCTATTCCATCTTTTTTGCGTTTATTCATCCAAGCATCGAGATATGGCTTAAATTTCTTCGCTAGTGTATAGCACTTAATCATTTTTCCGCCGCCTCGACCCTTTGTTTTAATAGGAGCGCTTTCATATAAAGCTCCGTCGCAGACAAGCCGATTCTCATCAAAGTCGCTTAATTTAAAACGGCATAATTCCGACTTCCTTCTACCGCTATACATACCTAATGCAAGATAGCAAGCCTTCTCATAGTCTTCTCGATTTATAAGATTGTCCAAGAGAAGCTCCAGCTCTTCGTCCTCCCAGACTGTCTTTTCTCGCACAGGATGATTGACTGGGTTCTCTACTTTCTTAATTATGTTTCTAAATTTAGGAAACTCGTCATCTAGCACATTTTCTATAAAATTGCTAAGAGATGAGAGAGAAGCTTTAAGCCTTCTTATCCTAGCAGGGCTATTTTCATTGTTAGACAATAGCCAATTTTGATATGCAACAACATTCCTTTTTGACCAGTTAACAAAGAAGGTGTTATTGTTATGTTGCAAACACCATACAAATGCTATCTGAATGTCGTTTTCATATCCATTGATTGTAGTTTCACTTCTTTGTACAGACCTCAAATAGTCTTTAAAATCCTCAAGAAGTTGTAAATTTTCCGGATTTACTTGCTTTAGTAGTTCCGGACTTGTTATAGCGTTCATTTTAGTCTTACGTCCCATATCACAAGCGCCTCCTTCTAATTTATTTGTTCGTTTCTAAACTCAGTATCCAGTCGCATTGCGGCTTGAATACATACAGACTTGACGAACATAGTCTTTAATGGGATAGTGGGTGGGGCTGGATTCGAACCAGCGATGCCGTTAGGCGCCGGATTTACAGTCCGGTGCGTTACCGCTACGCTACCCACCCATAAGAGAGAACCGTGCGCCCTATTTTATGGTTCTCTCTTACAACAATGGTAATGCGAATTTATATTAACCCGTCGAATATCGACAGACTAATACCAAAATTTACTGATAACCTGTCAAGAATGACGACTTAGTTATCACACTTTAGACGATATTCCGCGTCTAATCCATCAGCTTCATTCATAATAAGTAGAAGCTGAGATGGGGTTGAGTATAGCCTCTTCCCATTTGCATAATCATCAGCACCGCATAAGGCGCCGCAGAGCATAGAAGTAATTCCCAGCTCTTCAAAGCTTTCCCTATGATGCTTATCACCGAGCAGAACATATTCGATGTTCTTTCCGTACTTTTTTTGGAATAGGGTAGTAAGCAATCGCGGAGAAGATTTCACACTATCGTTATCTCCATGTGCTGCACAAATCTGATGTCCACATGCATCTATAAACAGAAACTCATTTCCTGTATCATCCATAATATGTATGTTGTCATATATACTTAATCTTGGTGTCAGCCACCAAGGTACAAGCCGCTCCATATTGTCGCGGTGAACATTTTCGTTTTTACTTGGAATTGTTCTTGCATGATTTCCATAAGTGACGTATACATATGTTTCTGGAACACATATACTAAGCCGTTCTATCGTCTGTGCTAGCAATTCTGTGGCTTGCATAAGCTGGTCGCATACTAACTCTTCAGATGCAACACGAGCACTTGTATGAATTGCCCCATGAATTAAATCGCCAAGCACGACTATATGTAATTTACTACATTTATGCAGAGCTATTTTTCTTGCAGCTTTTTCTGCTATATTAATAACTCTTTCTTTACAGATCATAGTATTGAATGAATTAAAGGCATTGTCCGTTTTCAGTCCATAATGCCAATCTGAGAGTACTAACACGGCCTCCGAATCGGATGTGTCGCCTGTAAAATTTATATAGCTGTCGTTGTTGTAAAGACAACCCATTGTCTTAGGAAGTGCCTTTGCTGAATTACAAAGCTCGGATATCAGATGCTCATACCTAGCATCTATTGTTACTAGCTTATTGTATTCTCTCCTCTGATCGTAGAAGCGTTGACTCTCTTTCCTTAGGTCTATTAATTTTGAATCTAACTCTGATAACATTTCAGAGTCTTTGATTCTATCCCTAGACTCGTTATCTAGTAATTCAAGTGTACGTTTGCTTCCGTACATCATACGTCTTGCCACATCGCTTGAATAAGCCTGTCCATATACACGCTCAGATAACTCGGTATAATCTATATCTGAGAGAGTTCGGTCTACAAGCTTACCGTAGATTAATCTTTTATGATAATCCAGCGGTGTCTCCTGTGGTTGTTTATCAATATTCAAATACAGATACCTGCCTTTCTCCTTGTGCTCATAACGAAGGTGCCTATATTCCCCTTCATACAAGAATCTCATCAAAATGCTCTAACTCATTGATAATCAACAAGTTAGAGCAATAGCAAATTTATATCCGTATAAAAATTTTTGAAATTAAGCGTTTTTTCGACGACGCATAATATAGTTTACTCGTTGCTGAACTGCGATATCAGTAGCACACGATTTACAAAATTTCTGCTTTCTGCCTTTCTCCGGGTCTGTATATTTGACGGTTATACCACAGTTGCAGCATTCAAAATATGGATTACGCTTACTTTTACGATATTCGTACTTTAAAAATTGATAACCTAGATTTCTAAAATCATTAATATCTAATACGACCTTATCGTCTGATACATAATTAACACGCACATTTGTATTATCTATCTTTTTTGAAAAGCGTATTAGCCCAAGTTCCTTGAGCTCGCCATAGAATTGGCACTGACGCTTAATTGATGTATTGATATTGGCTAAGGCCATGATTTCATTATCTTTATTATTTACCCAATAGTCGGTATCCGGGGATACCTCATGCCAATATTTAGCTAAGCAAAGGAGTGTAAACGCTAATCTCTGCAGTTGCTTGCCGTTTAAAGATTGTATTGTTTGCATTTCATTTTGTGTTATATGAATGCTTTCTATGTATATTGCTGGATATTTAATAGCACTATTAATTGCATATTCAATGGCTGCCTCCCATTTTGGAAGAGAAGCGAGAGGGTCGCATTGAATCAAAAATACTTCGAGCTTTTGTCTAAGCTCACCTCTTTTTGAATATCCATTATCTATATAGTATCTTGCGACACGCTTAAGTGTTTCCGATGGTTTACTCCCGAGAGATTTGGACTGAACCATCTGTTCAGCCCATTCATTTTCTTTTAATACTATACTCATTCATTTCCTCCTAAATCTTTAGTCATAAGTGTAAAATTCTCACCACAGTACTGAATATCTCCATCTGTGTGTTTAACAGGAAATGATATGATATTGTTATTATGGGAGAGTAAGTTATGTATAATCTCTGTTCCACACATGCTCCATGCAAATCTCTTAGACGAACTTTTTTTATAGCACAAATCTAAAACAATATTGCAGAGGGCTTCTTTATTAGAACAGACCTCATCGCAGGCTGCTCTGAAATCCTCATTAAGCATATTTAACTCCGTAAATGCTTCATACTTGTCTATTTTTTCGTTTTGAGCAAATATAGCGTAATTTTGAAGCTTCTGATTGTATTCATCATATAAATGCTTAATAGTCTTATATTGTGAAACAGAATACGCTACATCACTTTTCATAATTGTGTAATCAAATTTTTCTCTAAATTTATACTTCTTGATATATCCATCGAACTCTTGTTCAAATCTACGACATATAGTATTCATTACACAGTCTCCGGTTCCTACGGGCATCCTGTATTCGTAATATCTCAAGAAGTCTGATTGAGCATCTGTAAGCATTTCTTCAGGCAAAGCCTTTAACTCGTCCACAGTCATTTGAAATTCTCTTAGGCAATTTCGGTTAGTGTTCTTTATGTATTGGTTATACTGCTTCATAAGAGCAGGATATATGTATCGCATAAAATAAGGCTTCTTGTCTGCCAATATGCGTCGGTTAAAATCTTTGACATCTTCATTCTCCATCTTATTAACGGTATGTCTATCATGCCAATATCTTGGCATCGGCTTACAGATAATTCCTTTGGATTTGTCAATTGAATTTTGCTGAAATAACTGTCCACATCTTATTCGGTAAGAGAGTACTTTGTATTCCTCGCTGTCTTTCGGATAGTGTGAGCGCGCTTCAAACATTGATGTAATGTAATTTGTAGTCTTTCCAATATCGTTTCCGAAACTCTCTATATTTGATTTGATAAAGGCCTGCTCGTCCGGTATCGTTTTGGCAGCCTTTCTCTGAGCACACATAAGAGCAGGAAGGACTTCAAGCTTACTTACAAGCACATGATTATCCGAAAGCATTACTAAGTCTCCATCGTTATCCATACCGTTTAGTGCGGCCGCTGCAGTGTCCCATGCATTAAATATAGTACAGGTCTTCATATATCTATACCAAAAGCTTACACGCTCATTGCTGACAGGATGGACTAGCCTTATATTATTATGACAAGTCATAGGAGCTCTGAAACAAGCCAAGCTTTCAGCATTGCAATCACTCCAGTATTTGTTGTATATTTCTCCGGCAGATAGGAGACCAGTTACCTCAAGCCCAAATATACTTTGACATAATGCATATGGGTCTCCGGAAACGATAGAGTAGTTACCATGTACTTTAAGCACCCCTACTTTAGCCTCGTTAATCCTGTTCTTAATTAACTGATAGATTGAATTTTGAATAAAAGGGTCATAAAGCATATCCGGATTAATCATAATAGCCTTAATGAAATCATCGTCCATATGCTCAATATTATTCTCATTTAACCCAGTGCCTTTAAGGAAAAGTATCGTTTTCTTCCAGTCTCCGTGCAGTACATCACGAATCTCGTTCATGGTAGGAGCAATAAGCTCGTCTATATCATCATCAGACAAGTCATAACTCTGTATAAACTGATAGTTTAGAGAATGCTCATTTTCGAGCTCTTTTGGACAGGTTTTAGCTATTCCAAACGTATATCCATTATCAAGGGAGTTTTTAACATAGTCATCGCAGCTATCATAGCTATCCCATAATTTAACCATTGACGTAGTTAAAATGAGTTCTACGTCACGGACATCTACATCATTTCCCCATGCATCTTTAATAATATAATTGCCATCAGCTACCAATTCAGCGAACTCAACAAAATCAAATGTGAATGCCATCCCTTTTTCAAATGAGAATCGAGTGTTAGCTCCGCTAATGACATAATCAAGCTTGAGCTCCTTGCTCCACCTTTCGGCCAACGTTGGAAGCATAATTCCAAAACCATCTGAAGCATTGAGATCAACCTTCTGATTACGCTGCAGCTCCATAGTTGGTTCCCCTTCACACTCATCAGTGAGATATATAATATCCGACAGGAATGATGTCTCGCAGTCATTCACAACAGCTATACCTTTCGGGAAAGATACTGGAACAGAAGCGGAGCATGTCAATGCCTGATACGCTTCGAGCTTAGCGGTTACGAGTTCCTTATCGGGATTACGACCGTTGGCTATTCGGTATTTCAGTGTATCGACCACACGCTCGCTTACAAAAACGATAGTGCTATTTTTTATCCCACCATTAGTTCCGAGAAGACGCTTATATTTTATTCCGTTAATGGTGAAGCCTTTACTAGCTCGGTAATAATCCTTCTCCTTGTCTATAATCAAGGCCATATAGTCAGGCTGAAACTGAAGCTTATCAAGCTGCTTATACAATTCCTTAATAGCATGTCTATTCTTTACACTATCTTCTCCATTGCGAAGAGTTTTGATTTCTTTCTTGATTGCTTTAGCTTGACTATCGGCATCTTGGATATCGTTTATTGAATCAATCCAACGAAGAGTCTGGCTACTTGCAAGAGATATTACTTCGTCATTTTTGCGCGCTTCTTCGATTGGAAGAGTTAATCGCCAGCGATTCTTACGAAGGCGACTGCTATGTATTTTAAAGATAAATTTTTGACAGGTTAGTTGTTTACTAATTTTTAACACCTCAATTCTATATATATTTAGCTTGATATACTAAAAATAAAAACCATATGGGTTCTCATCATCAGCACCTATATATTCTTCATATGCGGCTCGGTAGTTCTCAAGTCCCTCATCAATCATTCTCTTAATCTGTTTATCATTAAGTAACTCGTCATCGACTGGGTAGAAGCTTCCGCAAGCCACCTTTCTGTCTATGCAGCTATCTGCGTAAAGACAATTTGCACATTTACGTTTTACCATTCTAATTTCCTCCTTTGGTAATATATTTATTTTTGTTTGCTCTCTTCGTATTTATTGGATAAATCATTTATCCAGTTTTTAAGTAAGTTTCTCATCCTCTTACTTGGTATGTATATATTTATATCCAATCCATCACGGATTGCCGACCGCCATATCCACTGAATCATAATTGATAGAGCATAACGGTCTTTATCGAAATCATATCCGCTGTTCTTATAAAAAGTAACGACATGCCCGTTAGGGAATAGATTAACTGGATATACCAACGTATTCTTGTCTCGATACTTATTGGTCGCCTTTATAGAAAAAGCTAAATCACTATTCCAAAACCCTTTGCCTCTGATTTTGCCCCAGTAGCTATTATATGTTCCGCACAACCTTCGTTCGGGAACCGAATTGGTCTTTCGGTTAAAATAATTCCATATATTAGCTCTGAGCTTACCTACATCGTCCTCATGTGTTTTATACCAATTCATAGATAAGTCATGTTTCCCGTCCCCGATAGCATTAAGCTTTTTATCCTCGAGTATATGTATCTTATCTTTAAGTGTGCTAACATAATCCGGAATATAATCAGGATGATCCGTAAACTCATATTTCCCGTCATCAGATTTATGCACACCGATATATGTATATTCGATATTATTCATCTGCAGGAATAAATCCATCTCCGAATTATGAAATAAATATGTGAGGACTATGACCTCATCTGCGGATTCCAAAAATTCCTTTGGGTATACCCAGTACCACATTTTGTCATTTTTCTTTTTCCCGATTCGAATAAGAGGCCGAGACTCCATCATTCTAAACATCTTATATAATTTGTCTCCACCATACTCTTTGGATGTTCTCACAAAGTATCCGGGTTTCTCCTCTACTACATGTCCAGAATCAACTGTGAGCATTACATCTCCATAAGATATACTGTTATCCTGCTCAAAGACGGTTATCTCTTCATCTATTATGATAGTGTAATTCATCTTTTTTAGGAGCCTCAAGGTTTCCTTCGTATAATATAATGCTGCTTGATGCGTACTGGTTATGTTCCGCCCCGCTTCAATAAGGGCGGTAGTGTGTTTTGATTTACTGAATGAATACTTTGGATTAGTACTGCTTGGCTCAACAAAATGTGCGTCAGGACAAGAAGTGTTAATCCGGCTGGCTTCATCCAAAAGCGGTGTGATATATAGGAAGCGCTTTTCTGGGTGCGCGTTAATATATGATATAACGGCACTAGTTTTGCCACTTCCCATGATAGCATCACATACTTTTACCATGTATTTTCCTCCTGTAAAATTGTATTTTGAAACCAAAATGGTTTCATTTTTAAAAATTACGCCTGTAACTCGCTGACTATCAATGCTGTTTTTGGGCAGCCCTAAATAGAAAACATTTTTTTAATCCTCCTGATTTAGATAAGTAAATTACTGTGACGTATTGGTAAATAATATATAGCGCTTATACATCGTTTGAATTAGCTTTATATTAATTATTATCCAGTAAATAAATTAATGTTGCTTGGAAATGCGCTATATCAATTTAGGCTTATTATACATTATTTTTATCCACATGTCAATATATTTTTAGGCTCATATAAAATAATTGTTATTAAAATGAGCGCTAAAAGACACTGAAAGTGCTAAGTTAATTTATCCGCTTGTTACTGTCTTTTTATTTTGGATATTCATCTCTTGCATTTAATTCATCTAATAAAAACCCACTAACAAGCGGAAGCGAATGTGTTAAAAGTGCCTGATTTTGGGGATTGGAGTTGTATGTGGGAGAAAGAGCGACTTCCATAATATGTATTGGTGGCATTGGATAAAATACCATAACCACGGGGCACTATGTTATATTGTGGTAAAAAGTAACATAGAATTTTATGGGGTAGGGGAGTAAACAATACAACTTTTTCAGTCTGTATAGATTTAGCTTGACTGTCAATAATTAGTGTGCTATGCTATAGACTCAAGATATTTTAATTAAACAATCAATCATATAACAACCAACTAATTAAAATATCCGTAACCAATTAACCATGCATTAAAAGAAAAGAGGACAAAAACAATGATTAAACGAACCAGACAAACAAAAACGGTAACAAGTGAAAAACAATTCCTTAATAATTGGATAAAATCCAATTTTAGTGGATTGGGTACAATATCACTATTACAAGTATTAAATACTTGCATATGGTTCAATAAAACCGATTTAGATAATATTGTATTCTGCACACTGTTTAATTATGCCACTGGCAAAGACAAAACAGACGATACAAAAAATTTAGTCGATACAATAAAAGAAATAGTTACCGATTATTTACAATTCTAAAACTAATAAGAAAAGAGGATAAAAACCATGTTAAAAACAAACACAACCACAACCAATGTTATAGAACAGTTTGAACAGTTACACGTTACAAGCAACCACAATAGTAAAGAATACAATAAGGCTCTAAACAATCTATCACAATTGATAGTATATAGCACACTCAACAAAACCATAGACCCACAACGAAAAAAACAAAATATACAACACGTTTCTAATAGTGGATACAACGCGCAAATTGTAGCCCTTAAAAATTCTCTATACCATGATATTACAATATTGGATAATATAGAGACATCGCAAAATGATAGCGAAAAAAATATACTCAACTCAAAAGGGGATGTGCAAAAAATAATATCCGACAAGACTTTGCATGACGGATTTATTAAAATATTGGATGAAAATATAACCGATGCATACGACCTGGTGCAAACTGCAAAATTGGAAATATTAGAACAGTGTAACAATGCCCTTGTAGATGATACCCAACTAGGATTTATGGAAATACCATACACCTATAAAACACTATCAAAAAAAGTTATTATCAAAAAGGACGATAGCAAAGCACAAAAAGAAGTCGTTACAACCCCAATACAACAAGTATACAGAAAAGTATCACAATATATAAGAGATAATAAGAGTCTACAAATTGACCCACATAATATGTATACATATGTCGCATTGGATGATACAACCAATGCGGATGGTAAACAATACAGACGATTAGAAAAGTTTAGCGATTTAGGGGGATACACTACAAGCGATATATTTAATTGCACCCCACTATATACGGCGGACAATTCTACAATTGACGATATAAAGACCTTAATTGAAAAATTGGAACTAACGGCAAGACAGGCGCAAATTTTAGACTTAAGGTTAAAAGGCTATGGAAACAATGCAATAGCCTCATATTTAGGTGTTACTCTACACGCTATAGAAAAAACCCAACAAGCAATACAGAAAAAAGCAATTGACAAATTGGATATATCCCAAAAAGCAATAAAAAAGATGGATAGATATAAATATGATAGCAAAAAGAAACTAACAGACGCACAAGAGGATAATATTCTATTGCTTTTTAACAGTGGTAACACAAAAGGTTTTTTAGCAAATAGATATAATGTATCCTATAACGTTATTAATAGAGCGCTCGACAACGCAACGAAACGAAAAAAGGAAAAAGAAAAGGCAATTAAATAATTAATTTATTGGATAGACCCCTATTTTTAGGGGTCTATTTTTTTATGCCCAACACCCACACAAGCCGACAGGCTGACAGGGTAGGGGGGTAAACAATATACAGTGTAAGGAGTACCCAACACCCACACAAGCCGACAGGCTGACAGGGTAGGGGGGTAAACAATATACAGTGTAAGGAGCTTCTCTTTGAGGAGCTTTTTACTATGGGCTTATGTCCATTGCTGCACAAAGAAGTTCCCGGCATGAGATTGCAGCGGGCGGAGGCATGATATTGCACGTGATATCATGCAATCTTCGATAATATGCACGTGCAAAGGGGCGCATGATAGACACCTCCACGTGGTGCGCCCTGTCAACGGATTTATCCGGCTGAGTCTATCAAATTGCTGAGAGGGCTACCAAGCCTTGAGGTAATAAGTGTCTATACCGAGGTCTGATTTTCAGAAATCGTGAGGGCTACCTGATGGCGGGTCATAAGTGAGTATCGGCAATTCTAAACAGTTCCTCTTCTGTATAAAAAAGACGACGACGCCGTATATGTTAGTGAAAATGTACGTAGCCGGGCTTTATGCCCAATGGTGAGGGCGGATTTTAATATCCGTCGGAGTTATGCTGAGTTAGATGTGAAACCAAGTCGTAAGCCGTATTCGTCAATGTACGGATTAGCTCGAAAAAGTTCTTTGAGGGCGCGATTAATGTAGTAGTATCACCACCCGAGGGTGGCTCGACTATATCCGAGGATGAACTGTCGGACTATTGCCCGTAATCTCGAGGGAAAGAAGTAGAGTGAAGAAAAACTACATAATACGCACTATAGATGCAAGTCTGTAGTGTTTCATATAAACTCATATAGAGCGCTTGAGACTGATTATTGCAATTGGTCTTGAGCGCTTTGTTATGAGCTTATGCTCGTAAATGTAATTATTAAATCAAGCCGAATAAGGAGGAATCTGTTATGGCAGACGTAAAAGAAGTATTAGAGGCACTTGAGAGCAAAAAGCTTTCAAAAGAGGATATCAGAAAAGCTGTAGAGGAGCTTTGCGCTTCTTACAATGAGGCTTTTCAGGAAAAGAAGTATGATGTAGCTTCAGGTATCGAGGAAGATATGACCAAACTCATAAATCAGTACACGGCGCAGGCTCGTGAGGATTGCTTCAATGAAATCAAGACTTATGATGACCCTATGCTTGAGGCAGTGAAGCGTCTCACCTTTACGACTATTCGTATAAAGGATATCAAGCAGGGTGATGACAAAATTCCTGTACGTACTATCGAAGAGGTTGAGAAACCTATCGACGTATTGAGGCTTCACAATTCAGTCAAGGGCGGAATCGGAGCTGATAAGCAGTGGATGTATAAGATTGAGAAATTCAATATGCTTATGACGGCGCAGAAGTGTATCGACCTAGGTCAAGACCCTAAAGAGGTCTATGACTGCATGACTATGCAGAAAATTAGCAAGGAAATCGACATGGGTAAGAATCCGACATCGAAAACAAAAATCCTTGCGACTCTTACAGGCGTAGTACAGGCTATGATTGGTGAGGAATATAAGCCGGTATCGCACGATGTGAACTACCTTATGACGATATTTGCGAAGAAAAATCGCAAGGCTCTGAGCGTCACTTGTGCAAATCACCGATATATGAGGAACTACATCATGGAAATCTGTCACCGTATCGTATCCGGTGAAAGCTATGATGTCCAGTTTAAAAAGGAAAGCAAATAAACCGGGAATCTAAGGAATGCTATCGTATGAAAGCATTCCCTTTTTTATGCAAAGCTTTTATGCAAAGCGGAAAGGAATCACTATGGAATGGATTGGGAATCTCTCGAAGGGGAAACTGAACACCCCAGAGGGTCAGAAATGGATTAATGCAGCAAAGAAATATATGACAGAGGAGACAATGCGTTGGGTAGGCGCAGAAACTCCGGACGGAACTAACATGGCTATGATTTCTACATACACAGACGGGGATTTTATCTTTGACTGTGCATATGATGGGAAATCCCGCGGAGACGAGATAGTAACCCGGGATATCGACGAGGCTCTTGATTGGCTTATGACAGCGGTATCGGGTAAGGTTCATATGTCATATGGCGAATTTAAGAAGCGTGTAAGCGCTCTTATTGCCAAGGCAGGTGGCGGAATTTCAGTTTGCTTCAACGTAGACTGGGAAAGAGGTCGCTATTATGCGAACTGTTCTGATGGTGTAAAAATCATCGGGAACTCGATGAGCTTTAAGGTATCTGTCAGATGGGGTAGCCACGGAAATCACGCTTCCGTAGCGGAATTATAGAGGTGCAGCATGAAAAGAAAGATTGTTTATACAGTTATTACTGGGGCGCTCATGATGGGCGCCTTTTTTGCAGGAAATTCAATCCATAATGGTGAATCAAGGAACATGGGAAATCCGGATTCTGAGGTATCTAAAGCTCCGACTTCGGAAATTACTGAGGTTCCCGAGGCTCTGGAACCGACTGAAATGTCTGGAATCCCGACAGATGATATCGCGGACTATTATATCAATTCCTACGGATATATCACATTAGAGCTTTGTGATGTGCAGAATGTTAACGGTGATCCGAGGAATCCGAAGTATATCGACTATCTGAGAGAAAAGGGGATACCGGATATAACCGAAGATATGCATGATGCTTATTTCGACCTGTCAACCGTAACTGGGTATGACGAGCACGACGGAATATTAACGCTGCACACAGAATCCGGCGATGACTGGATAATCAGTAAGTGAGGTAGCGGCATGAGAAAAGATACGGGGTATTCTACGAGATGGGAAAATCCCTACTCGGGTTTTGTTATTAAAGATTTTCGCGAGCTATTGCAAGCTGTAGTATGCCCGGGTTGGTGCTGGCAAAAGGTCAGAGATATGAGAAAAGATGGTATACATATCGGACATATAGAGGCATTTAAAATGGTTTTCGCATGGAAACGCATGGAACCGGATGTGGAATTTAAACTGTATATCGAGTATTCCCACGATGGTTCGGTAAAGACGACGATTTATCAGAAATGCGGATTACCGGTTTATGAGGGGCACTCAATCAAGGAAGGCAAAGAGGCTCTGTCTTATCTATATGGGAATGATAATGCGGATATATCTGACGAGCTCAAAAGCTACTTTGAGACTATCTTACAGTGGTAAAACGAGGATTTTATTATGATTATCGCAGGAATTATAGCGGTGCTTTTTCTCCTCGGAATTTCATTTCGAGGAGATTGTAGTGTTCCGGAATCTACGGCTCTAAGCGAGTCAGAATGGCATGAGCTACTTAAAGAAATTGAGAGGTATGAGACATGAGTATCAGAGAGAAAAGACACAGACTTAAACTCCAGAGGATAGCCGGGGGAATCATGTTAGTAATCGCTATGGTGATTGCTTGGGGAATGATGAAATTTTCCCCGGGTGAGGATATTAGCTTCGTATTTGTTATTATCGTTCCGGCATTAATGTGCCTATTCTCAAGACATCTCGTGTTATGGGATTTGGAGGAATGATATATGGATTTAACTGTAACTTATATCGTGAAGAAATCTGGTACGAGGGTAAACAAAACGTTTGACAGTGACTTCAGGTGCAGAGCATTTATTAGAAAGCTGAGGCATTCTAAAAAATGCCTGTTGGTGGCATACCCGTTGTTTATAGATTAGGAGGACTTATGACAAAGGAAGAGTTATGCGCAAAAATAAGCAAAGAAAATCTGCTTATGCGACAAGATGTAGAGGAAATTGTCACTTGCTTTACAGAGGAAATTGCTGCGGCAATGACGCGTGGTGAAAGAGTAACAATCCGAGGATTTGGAACGTTTTCGGCAGTGAAGCGGGAAGCCAAGAAAGCAAGAAACATTCATGCAAATGAGGAAATGATAATTCCCGAACACATGGCACCTAAATTTCAGCCATGTAAGGCGCTAAAGGAGAGAATAGAGAAAGGAGCATAATATGTCAATGCTAGTTGAGCCAGATGGAATCTGGCAATTCTTTGAGGAAAACCTCGAAGCATTGCAGAGCGGGGCAAGGTTAACCGTAGCTGAGCGCATGGAATATGGTATTCAAATTCTCGCTGGCTTCGATGATTATCCAAAGTTGATTGTCGAGCAGGATGAAGAGGAAGTATATGAAGAGTGTTGCTTTAATGCAAAAGATGCTAGCGATACTCTGCGGAGAATGTCGGATGATTATTTGACGTCTAAGGCAATTCTTGATGCTATGGATGAGGAAGAAGCGGATTCTGTGGATGATGAGGATTATGCAGATAATGATTTAGAAATTGAAGTTACAGAAGATGATATAAGGGAAACAACCCGCGACTTCATCTCATATGTAACAGGGCTTTCTGCAATGATGATTTCTGATAAAGAATTAGAAGACTGCACGAACCATTTCCTTGAGTACTTAGCAAGAAAATGGGAACACACGGATATAGTTCGTCCAATGAAGCTCAAGGACGCAGATACGGGGGAATCTTATTTTACGCGGCATCCATACGAAGATATTGTATGGAGTGACCCTGATAATCCGCTCTATAAGCCAGCTGAATAAAGCTGGTATGCTTGCCAATGCTCAACTTCCGGGAATGCCAGCCCAAGTGCAAGCGGATAACGCTAATGGAGTAAATACATAGAAGAAAAGGAGATTAAAATTATGGCAAAGATCAAAACATTAGGAGACGCAGTAGTAGTAGTTTCAACACTTAAGTTCGAGGATATCAAGTTCCTTGAGAAGTATCGTGAGGATGCTTTAGCACTTAAGGGTGGTGAGGATAACAAGGAGATTATCTTCAGAGTAGGAGCTAGCGGAACACCTGGCGCAAACAAGTACGGAATTACATTTGAGGGTGCAACAAGAGACGAGGCTAAGCAGGCTATCTTAACTCTCTCACTCAACTACGAGGGCGAGGATATCAAGGGCTATATTGCAGACCAGCTCGGTTCTACAATCACTCAGCTTGAGAAGCTTGAGGAGACTGTTCCAACAATCCTTGCAGAGGTTAAGGCTGAGCGCGAAGCAATCGTATCTTCAATCGAGATTGCATAGTCTTGGTCTTGAAGATTCTCCGGGCGGTAAATCAATTACCGCCCTTACAATTTAATACGGTACCAATTAATTAACAATACATATGTAGAACGAAAGGAAAATATTATTATGATCAAAGTTACAATCGGAAACAACGTAAAGAGAGAGTCAGTTATCATTGATGAGGCAACAACACTTCGTACAGCGCTTGAGGATGCAGGCGTAGATTACACAAGAGGAACAATGCACTTAGATGGTTCATCACTCCAGCCGGGAGACCTTGATAAGTCATTCGCTGATTTTGGCATTAAGGATAAGGCATTCCTTCTTAATGTTGTTAAGGCTGATAACGCAAGATAGGATAAGCTGCAATACAATTTCATATGGAAACAACCCCGCTTCGGCGGGGATTTTGGGAAGATAAGCGCACTGCGGCGCTAGGTATATTAGATAGCTTGTAAAATAAACAATAAACTCTTTTGACATGGTTGGTATGGTTTTACATACATAGTATCTCTTTTTAAACATTTAATCCCATTGCTATCTAATCGGGTTCGATTCCCGGTCTTCCCTTCCCTAAAAATATAGTTAAGGAGGAATTATTATGTTTAGAGATATAATTTCTGAGACGCCCTTTACTTCGTCTCAGGCAAATGTCTATTTCAATAGTGTAGTTCAGGGAGAGTATTGGAGAGGAAGCGATGCAACATTTCTCTCAACCTTAAGAGCTCTTCTTGCAAAAAGGAAAAAGCAGGAAGACCCTACAATACGGCTATCATATAGCGATTCGAATTATTCTAGTGGCACCTTGGCGCATAATTCTGATACAGATATCGCAAGAGCATTATCTCGTTGGGCAAGCCTCGATAAAGGAGAATTCAACATTCATGATATCAGAGGAACCGAAGAGGAAATATGCCAGCAATTTAGAATCTTGAGGGAAAAATTCACATCATGTAGAAATGAGTTTACCCGGGTAGAAAAAGTATCATTATTCTATCGCAAGTCATTTGCTGTTGAGTGTTTTATAAATCAGCAGGACTACACTGTTATGCTGTTTGTTGAAAATTTAACGGCGAAAAGATTACATTATTTACAGTGTGGTATATTTGCCATGATGCCTTGGTATTTCGACCCGACCGAAGGAGTAACAAAGAGCGAGATGGCTTTAATAGAAGCACTCAAAGATGGCGATGCTGCTGCTTATATCAATATCTTAAAAGAGATAGCTGATGATTTCGATTTCAGAGAGGCATATATAAAATCAAGCTTATCAGAAATAGAAAAACGTTCGTGGGCGCAACGCTTAGAAAGAGTCGAGCATAAGATACATCAGGTGGAGAAAGATATCACAGGCTATAACGATTCTATTCGTCATCTCCTCGCGAGCAGAAATGAGCTCCTAATTGACCAAATAGGAATTAAGACAAAAATGAAAGAAGAAAATGCGGAATCGGAGCTTATTGACTATTTTCTTTGTAATAAAAAAATAGAGTTGGCTACTGTTACAGGGGATGAAATAACCTTTGTAGTTAAGGATTATGTAACATATTTTGATGAAGATATGGTTGAATCTGTGCTTGATAATGAATACAGCTATGTATATGATCCTGGTTGTGATACGGATGTATCAGAAATTGTAGCTCCCGAGGATATGAAAAAGCTTATGACAGCTATTTTTATAGACCAGTCATTGCATATTAAGTTCTGCGCAGCATATACAATTAGTCTAGGTGAGGGTGTTAGAGCTTTAAGAGGCTACCATTACGGGATAGACTATAACGATTGTATGCCAAATCCACATACAGATAGATATGAATGTTTGGGAACTTATCTTGGTGAGATTAATGATTGTCTCGGCAGGAATGATACAATTGGAGCAATAGAACAGTGTATTGCAAGCTGCAAGTCTCTGAACTTTGGAGATTCTACAGTTATGGAAGTTTTTATGTCTAGGTTATACAATCCTGATGATGAATACGACTATGATAAATGCATTGAGCTTCCGGATGGTAGAACTGTTGATATTGTACAAGCTATTGCATGGATGAAAGAACAAGATGAAAAAGATGAAGAAAAAGAAGAGAAAGCAACTGAAACAGTTGAGGAAGGAAAAGAAAATGAGTAGACCTATAAAGTTGTCCATTGAACAGGCAGAAGCATTTAAAAGAGAGTTCGCAGATATCTTAGCTGCTGGAACTTTTCCCGAAGGTGAGATCAAGTTTTCCAAAAAATTCGAGACATGCAAGAACAAAGCAACACTATATTTCAAGGAAAAGGCATGGCAAAAAATGACATGTCTTGTTGATGAGATAGATAAGGAAGTTGCATGGCATGGAATTGCTAAGCGATATGATAACGATGGCGAGAATGCTGCCTATATCATCGAAGATATCCTCGTATATCCACAGAAAGTTACCGGTGCTACAGTTACAACCGACCAAGTAGAGTATCAGACATGGCTGATGGATAGAGATGATGATGAATTTAATAACATAAGAATGCAGGGTCACTCACATGTGAATATGTCAACATCTCCATCAACAGTAGACCTGACACTGTATGATCAGATAATCAGCCAGCTTACTGATGATATGTTCTATATTTTCCTTATTATAAATAAGAGAAATGAGAAAACAATAAAAATATATGATTTTAGAGACAATATCGCCTATGAAACGGCGGATGTGGAAACCAAAGTTCTGATGGCTCCGGATGGAGTTATGAAATTTGTAGAGGATGCAAAGAAACTAGTGGTAGAGGAGAAGCCTGTTGTTCAGTCATATTATCCACCTTACTATAGCGGATACACAGGTAAAGCAACTACTTCTAGCGCAGTTACTTCCAGTACAACAAGTGTATCTACTGCAGCAAAAAGCACCGGGACTTCACCAACATCAACAGTAAAATGTCAGTCAAAAACAAAAGAGGAAAAAGAAATGTTTACGGGTCGTCGTGGGTATAATATATACGATGATGACGACGAATTTTATGATCAGATGTACAATGCGAGATATGCCAGAAAAGCTTAAGGAGGGGCAATATGAATTTAACAAAATCATATGAATTTTTTCAGCCAGAGAAAGATAAAACAACAATCCATATCATAGGATGTGGATCTGTTGGCTCGACAGTTGCGGAGAATCTGGCTCGTTGCGGAGTAAAGAATATGACATTATGGGATTTTGATAAGGTCGAGCCACATAATATCGTAAATCAAATGTTCAATGAGAATCATGTAGGAATGCTTAAAGTTGATGCATTAAGAGATATACTTACAGATATTAATCCAGATTTAAAAGATACTCTTGAAATCCACGCAGAGGGCTGGAAAGGTAAGATGCTATCAGGATATGTATTCCTATGTGTAGATAACATAGAATTAAGAAAGGAAATTGTCGAAAAGCATTTTGACAGTCCATACATCAAAGCGATGTTTGACTTTAGAACGCTTCTTGAAGAGGCTCAGCATTATGCTGCTGATTGGTCTGACAGGAAAATGAAGCAGGATTTCCTTAATTCAATGCAGTTCTCACACGAGGAAGCAAAGGATGAAACACCTGTGTCGGCGTGCGGTATCACGTTAGGAGTAGCTACAACGGTTAGGTTAATATCCGCCCTTGGAGTTAATAACTATATTAACTTTGTAAAAGGAAATGGTATAAAAAAGCTGATCATAGTCAATGGATTTACCTTTGATTTGATGGCTTTTTAGTAAATTGGCTGAGCTTATGGCTCAGCCTTTGATATGCAATGAAGATTTATCTCTTAGAGATAGCTTCCGCTGTCAGCGAAAGTAACAATTAGATTAGGAAATGGAGGTCAGCCCAGCATCCTGAAGACGCATTCTTTCCTGGATTCCCCGGTCAACTTATCGAAGTTCATAAAGTCGTCATTCCAACAACCATTGATAATCAATCAATTAACAGTCATCAGCCCCGATAAAGAAAACCAGACAGCACAGGAATCCACCCGCCTCCGGATGGCCTTCGCGACGAATATTATATAGATTGCATAAGAAAAAGGAGAGTTATATGTATTACATAACAGTTAAGCAGCCTCCGATGTATCATCAGATGACATTGGAAGAATTTCTTTTTGGAAGCCCTGTTGTTGATTATGTTATTTCTCATAATCAGACAAACACAAGGACTTATGAAACGGAAAAAATTAATTCAAGGTTTAAAAGCTTATTTAAAACTGATGAATTAATTGGCAAATTAACCGATTTCAATAAAAGCACGGAGTTCCTTAGAGAGTCCCCGAGAGAGTCCTTGTATAATAGCTTCTCTATCCCTAAAAAAAGTGGAGGGTTACGTCAAATAAACGCACCAAATCCTGAGCTGATGACAGCTCTTCGAAATCTGAAAACAATTTTTGAAACAGATTTTGGTGCTTTGTATCACACAAACGCTTTTGCATATATAAAGCATCGTAGCACTATTGATTTGTTAAAGAGACATCAGAACAATAACAGCAAGTGGATGGCAAAAGCAGACCTTCATAATTTCTTTGGAAGTACAACACTTGAGTTTGTAATGAAAATGTTTGGAATGATTTTTCCGTTTTGTGAAGTAATAAGGGATGAGGATGGTAAGAAGCAACTCGAAAAGGCTTTAGAGTTAGCTTTTCTTGATGGTGGACTTCCGCAGGGGACTCCAATATCTCCGATTATTACAAATGTTATGATGATTCCAATTGATTTCACTATTTCCAAAAAACTCCGTACCGATGATAGGTTTAAAGACCAAAACTTCGTATATACAAGATATGCTGATGATTTTCAGATTTCGTCAAGATATAGTTTTGATTATAAAGAGACTGAAAATCTTATAATATCTGTCTGTGAGGAGTTTGGCGCTCCATTTACCCTGAATCAGAAAAAGACAAGATATGGCTCTACCTCCGGAAGAAATTGGAATTTAGGATTGATGCTCAACAAAGACAATCAGATAACAGTTGGTCATAAGAGAAAACGTCAGTTTAAAGCAATGCTAACTTCATATGCTTTGGACAGAAAGAACAATAAACCGTGGGATATTTCAGATATTCAAACTCTTGAAGGGTACAGAAACTATTACCGCATGGTCGAGCGAGAAAATATTGACGAAATTGTGACTCATATCAGTAATAAATTTGATATAAATATACGAAAAGCAATAAAAGAAGACTTACAAAGTCTTCGTTAGGAGGATAATATGCACAAGATTCCGGCAGTAGGGGATAGGGTAAAGATTAGAGAATGGGATGATATGCGAGCGGAGTACAAACGGGAATTTCCAACCCAGGATTGGATAGGTACTCCCTATATTGCATTTCTTTCGGATATGAAACCGCTTTGCGGTAAAGAATTTACAGTCGGAGCAGTTGAAGCAGTTGACGGGGTAGATGAAAATGGGGTGGGAACAGTTGCGCGTATACACCCTCTTGAGGACATAACTACTTTTATTATAACTCAATTTATGGTAGAACCATCTGAAGAGCTATCTGAAGATGAGTATGAAACAAGTGATGTAGATAATTTCTTGAGTTTATTCAAAAAGGAAAGTGATTAATTAAGGGCTATATTTTACAAACAATAACAATTATTCAGTGATATATATTACAATGAAGATTTATCTCTTAGAGATAGCTTCCGCTGTTAGCGAAAGTAACAATTAGATTAGGAAAGATACCTCCTGGAAGTCAATCCAAGATGTCCGGCGTACCAGCAGCTTCTCTACTGAGCAACCGCAAAATACAGGTCATTGTCTTCCTCAACGTACAAATCCATTGATTATCAAAGGCTTCACCTTTAGATGACCAGCGTTTACTTCCCAGAAGGAAGATGAGAATCAGGATTCAAAAGTACAGCACACACAATAGATTGTAATTTATATTATCTCAAAAAGGAGAAAACTATGCGATTAAAAAACAATATTGAAATTAGTAAAATCAAAACCGATTTAATGACATGTCCGAGCAAAGAAAAACTCGAAGCATATAGAAAAGAGTATGAAGAAACTGGACATATACACGGTGAAATTGTCCTTACGCATGAAAATCAGATTGTAGATGGATATATAAGCTTTTTAATTTTGAAAGAAGCTGGATTTCTTGAAGTTCCAGTTGTCTATAAATGTAAAGATATATTTATAACAGCAATTCATCCGAATGAAGCAGGGCACAAGGTCAGAACTTGGAGAGTAACAAATGAAACAAAAAATCCTGAGTTATTAGTAAAGGGTGGATATGCATTAGTAGATACAAGCAGAGGGCAAGCTGGGGTAGAGATAGTTGATGTAATCTGCAGTAATAAAGCAAGTAAGTATAGGGTATCTAGAGATGTTATATCTGGATTGCTTATACTCCCGGAGGAAAAATAAAATGACCGAGACAATTCATGTGGGAGACTTGGTTAGAGTTAAGGATTGGGATGCTATAAAACGTGAATTCGGTGTGCATAAAGACACCTTTGACGGAAATGTTATAGCGCACACGTGGTTTTCGTTTACTTCTTTTATGGCAAATGAATTATGTGGCAAAACGTTTACCGTAACAGATATCTCTCCAAACGGAGAAGTTAAAGGACATGATACCGGATGGGCTTTAGGCTCTGACGTATTAGAGCTTATTGACCTTTCTTCAGATGAAGATAATCCACAACAATTTGAAGCATTGACTCGTTTCTTGGAAAACATAAAGGTTAAATAATATAGTAAGTAATATTTAGTGAGGTGAGAAAATTGAGAACGTATGTGACACGCGTTTATTACGCATTTCAGGAAAATACTGTGTGTATATGCTCGCAAAATGATGATGGTTTGACCAATCACCTAAATGTCGGAGATGTAACGACGGCTTTAAGTGTGGCGAAGCCAGACGCAAAAGTGCAAATTGAGTATAACGAACCTTATTCATGCAACCCATTATTAATGTGTGATAATGATAAGTATGCGCCAATTGTAATCTTTGTTCCAGACAAGAATGCTGTAATAAGAATTGCTGAGGGCAATGGAGATGACTTGACAGAAGCGGATATCTCCGAGGGCGATATCGACTATATCTATTACGACTGCTATGATTTTGAGAAAGATATGGAAAACAGAGGCGGTTCTGTTATGCTTAAGAATTATTTTCGAGATATCTATAAAGAAACCGAAGATTGTATACCTGAGGTTTTAGATATGCTCTACGATAACCCCGATATGGGATATATGGTACTTAAGAAAATGGTATCCGGAAATAATTAACTAAATTGATGTTTTGTAATGCAGATTAATTATCGCTTATAGAAATACCATGAGTAAAACTAATACATATATGATAATTGCTTCCGCTGTCAGCGAAAGTATCACCTTGTTAGCTGCACTTTAAACGAACGTGCACAAAATAATTAGGGAATTCAAAAGAGAGGGGATTTCACTCCGTTTCATCCACCTCCTTTGAACTCACTAATTATTTCGAGAACGTCGTTTAAAGCGGCACCTGAGTATATACCAAAAGTTCGGAAGAACTTCGGCATACAGATTACAAAACAAGAAAGAAGATACTAAAATGATATTATCAGAAATAGCAGAATTTGTTATAGACAATTATCCAGATAGTTGTATAGCGCATAATCATGAAGTTA